TTACCTGAAACTCATTCACTGGCGCAGCCGGGGTCGTAGTGGTAGTACTCATGTTAGTGTCCTTTGTCTGGCGATGATCTTATTCGCAATCCGCAACGCGATAGGAGCCACCTTCACAATGCGGGGGAGTTGCGCGGCAAGCGCCACGTCGAGGGCCTGAATGTCGGGGAGGATGGAGTTTAGATCGGCAATGTCCTGGTTAGTGAGTCCTTCATTTTCCAGTAACATATTTTCGATGAATCCGGTCATTATAACCCCGCTCGTTGTTTCAGTTCGGCGAAAATCAAGTCTTGCATCGTACCAAAATCGTCCGGGTGCGCGCCGCGATGTTCAGTCGTTATCAGCGTCGTCTTTTTAGGATCTGCCGCGACCCACTGTGCGTATCCCAGGCCGCCAGTATCGACCCAATCAGGATCGCGGACGCAATGGGCGTAACGAATGTTGGTCGGAAGTGTGATCGTTCCGTTCCGTACGTCATCGGCGTACATTGAGGGCTGGAAGCCAGCACAATAGTCGATAGGCAGATTGCCGAAGTAATTGACTTCATAATCCGCTCCAAAGCTATCACCAACGGACCCGCGCCAATCTGCATCTTTCAGGAAGTTGTAGATGCCTTGGCTGTCCGCGTAATTGAAAGGAACGGCAGGCACAACAAATCCGGCGGCTTTGGCTCGCACAAGTAAATAGACTTCGCCGCCCTTCGGATCAAGCCACCCGCCTCCAAGACCGAAGGTGATCGCGAGCTTGTGGATCGTCATTTTTCTTACCCCGCTTTAATACGGAACCCAGCCCCGGTGAATTGGCCTTTGGTGCCGTCTTTGGCATCTACATTGGACGTGTACTTGCCAGCCAGATCCTTGTTGCTGGGGTCCATGCCGGCGTACAGACTGGCGAGCTGCACGCGGTAGCGCTTGCGAATATGGTCGCCAACGGCCTTCGGGCGCGCAACCAGGATTGGACGGAACGCCTTGCCGTCTTTATCGGTGCCGGCGACAAGATCGCGGAATAGTGCGGCCATTTCCGGTTCGGTGACTTCCTTGAAACCCTTATTGTGGGCGTCTGCAATTTCGTGCGGAATGCTGTTGATAATCCTGAACTCGTATTGCGGGTATTTTTCTTTGTTCGGGATGAACAACTTTAGCGGCCTGTCGAGCGTCAGATTTTTGATAATTTCGTCAACGTCCAACGCCTCTTTGAACGGCGAAGCACTCGCCATGGCGTCGCCGGCCGCTTGTGGTTGCGGCACGTCGGTCGGTGGATTTGGCCTTAACGCGTCGGGGATACCTGCAAACGGGTTCGTCGGATCGTTCATGTTTTTAGCCCTACTTAGAAAAGTCGATTGATGAAAGAAACCAAAGAACAAGTCCGATTGGGACAATGATTGCCAAGGCTATGCCGCTGACTTTCAGTACGTCGGCAACCGTAATTGCATGTTCCATCGGACTCTATCTCTTTCCCTTGGCGAGCTGCGCCTTATTGTAGTGCGCCTCAAGCGCCTTAGCTACGAATTTTTCGCGTCCCTCTTTGGTCTTCGGGGCGAACTTATCCGCCGTGCGGTTGATTTCCTTTTGCACGTCGGCGGGCGCGTCGGATATTTTTACCCACGGTCCCGATGTGCGGCGCGTGCGCGTGCCGCCGGCATCGCCATCCACCGGGCCGTCGCTGGCGCGTAGTTTCTTTTCCTTAGCGGCAGCAGCTTCCGCTTCCTCTGCTTCCCGCGCTTTGCGTTCTTCGTCGGTTTCCGTTGTAGATGCAGCCGGCTTAAATTCTTCGTCAACTATTTTGACAAGAGCCGCCGTGAATTCGGCAGCCGTGCCGAATTTCTTGGGGTCCATCGTTTTACCCAACTCGATCGTGCGCCCCGATTTCTTCGGGTCCACGCCAAACCACGGCAGTTTGTTCAGCTCGGCACGTATTTCAGCATCGCCAAATCCCGTTGACGGCCTGGGCGCGGTCGCGGTTTCGAGTTTCGCGATTTTATCGGCAGCCTTACGGGCGGCTTCCGTGTCGCCATTAGTTACGGCGATGTCAAGTTCGGCCTGGAGCCCACTCTTGGCGTGCTCCAGAAGCATGACGTTAAGATCGGGCATTCGTCACCTTTACGCGTTCGCGGGGCTCACCGCCGAAGTCTTCCGGCGCTTTGGGTTTGGTTTCGGCGCGGCTGTTGTCCCAAAGCAGCGTTGCAGGGCCCGGCATCTTGTCGGACGGCACAAGGCCGATCACGTCTTGAAAACTGGACAGGTAGCGCCAGTTACCGGCACCGGCAACCTTACCCCCTATCGTCTGCGTGCCAGCGTACGGACGGAAAATAACCCAGTCGCCAACCTTTACGGACTGGCGTGCTAGGCCCCCTTCCGCGTCTTTATAGACAAACGCAAGCGGACCCATGGCGACGACGCGACCCACCATGACATTGTGGATTGCCAAATCCCGGTACATGTCGGGAATAATCATGGTGCCCACCATCTTCGGCGGCAGCGGCAGCCGGACAAGGATCATATCCCGCGTTGGCTGTACGGAGTCGTGCGGGATGGCGAAATCATGGACGCCGATATTGCTCATTTAGCTCTTTCGCTGCGTTTACAAAGGCTGCGATAATTTTTTCCGGGGGTTCGTGCAATAGCCGCTCAATCTCGTTAAGGCCCACTGCTTTGCCCTGGGTTAACGGGTTGACTTCCACTCCCCGGAGGAAGTCCGTTACCGGGGCCGCTTGGCGAAACTTGAGGTATGTTACCAGCGCTCGCGTCTCCAGGCTGTTGAGCCATTCCGCTAAGGATGCCGTCTGCATTGTTTGCGCCTGCCATCAACTCTTGTACGGTTTGTTCTAGCTGTGCCATTTGCAGCAACGCCGCGCGGTTGTCAAGCATTCCGCCGCTGGCCCGGACCATATTCAACAGGGCTTGGGTAAGCTGTACGGCTACTGCCCCCTTGGCCTTCATTTGGTCGATTTGCAGTTTGCCCAAGCCGATCATGCCCTTCATTTTTTCGTTGGGCGTGGCTTGCGGCGCTTGCGGGCCTTGACCCAGTAATTTTTGAGGATCAGGAAGCCGCAGCGTACGGTACAGTCGCATGCGAACTTCGTCCCATTTCGTCATCGGGTCTTTCATTAACTCCATGTAGATGCCGGCCAGCGCCGTGCGCTGCATTTCGGTCGCCAGCGAAGGGTCTGCTGTAACCGCTACGCCGTCCTTGCCGGAAGCCGAAATTCCTTCGGGCAGCATGCCGTACGCGTCCGCCATCTGGACGACCATGCGAAATTCTTGCGTCATGGACGCGACAAGCCGTCGATGTACGGCAGATTGAACTTGCGTACCTGTGTCTATGATGCCTTTCGCCATCGTAGCCGTCATGGACGACGGCGCGTTTTCCAAGAGGTTCAGCGTACCGGCAAGACGATCGCCAAGCGTCATCAGTTTTTCAAGTGTCGCGACGGAACCCGGCGACACTGATTTAACCGGAAACGCGGAAAACCTGTTAGCGAGCGGAGCGCCGTCCGTGTTGACGGTAGCAATACGATTGTTTTTCAGTTCAACTTTGTCGGGCAGACCAAAGCCGCCGCCGGCAAGCACGCCGCCGTTTTCGCTTTCACTTTTGGCGGTATCTACAATCGCCCCCAAAAGCCGGTCAGCGGAACTCTCCGTACGGTCCAGCAATTTGCCAAACCCCATAGGGAGGAAGCCGCCCTTCGGGTCCGGCAGGAAGCGGTACGGATAAAACCGCCGGATCGGATTGAAAAATAAAACTTCGCTCGTGCTTACGACAGTCTTTGCGGACCATCGCGGTTTAATCCGTACGATTTCCGGCATGTCGTCTCGCGAAATAGCGACAGTCCAAGGTTCGTCTATTTTGTCGCCGTCAAGATCAAGCCACAAGTCCGTTTCGTAAAACCGTTTCGGCGCCTGCGGGTCGCGTTCGTCGTACACGGGTTCGTAGTCAACCCATTTTTTCCGCTCTATCATGCGGTCTATTTCGTACGGGTAGCGCTCAAATTCATCGGTAATGCGCGGAGCGCGCTCTACGGATCGTACGTTGTTGTTTATGATGACGCACGTACACGGGCGGAAAGACGAATGGAATACTTTGTCCACGTCGTCAAAGTCGCGCTTACGCCAGCCCAGCCCGGTAACGGACATATGGATTATGAGCGGGTCCGTATCCAGCGTCCAATTCGGATCTTTTGTACGGATTTGACTGGATACCCAGGACGCAAGTTCTTCGCCGCCGGGCTCGCTGGCGCGTGCCAAGTCGGGTTCGCCTAGCAGCGCGTCGGTTGCGCGAGCTGAAAACTGAATGACCGCCGATAGCGTCATCTCGGTTTTCGGTGGTGGCTCTTCCCCGGCGCCCTCTTGCTCGCGGTCATTCGGATTGTCGTTTTCTTCGTTTTCAATTTTGTCCAGGTAGCCCTTAGCCTTCCCAAGCCAATCTGACATTGATTGTTCGTCAATACCGATCAATTCAATAATGTCGTTTGCGAGCGTACGGCGTTCGTCCGAATCTAATTTCTCCGCGACGTTGCCGAAATCTTGCGGCTTCGTCAGGTCCAGCTTCAAAATGGGAAGATCGCGCATGAGTTGTCATACACCTGATTTGCGGGCGGCGTCAATTACAGCTTGGCAGAACCCCAACATTTGCGCGTCACTATACTCATTTTTTGCGATGTTGTACCATGAACATACGATTTGAATGTTGCCTTTGATGTAGCCTTTAGTGCCGTCGATTCGATCTATGGATGGTGAAAAAGGGTTGC